GATTGTCGCCCGGTGTAACTTAGGTCATGTCCGGTCTCTGGATTGCCGAGGTCGGTAATAGTAACGCACGGAAAAGATGCGTATGTAGCCTGATATTGCTTTTGCACCACCGCATTAGGATATATGGCAAGCACGGCATCTTTGATTTTCGTATATATAGAATTTGTAAGGTCAAGCATGTACTATGTTCACCTTCAATGTTTCACCGGCTTGTTGTCGCATAAATTCACGGGTACGATACACAAACGCAGTAGGCGGTTGACCTTTTGTGTGAAAAAAGCGATGTTTTTTGGAATCAAAGTAAGTCCACCCAGCTTCTCCATGGTTATTGTAATCGTAAGTCCATCCAGTGGCAGGCTCCGGATGCGGATTGTTAGCACCTACAATGCCGGTTCCGTATTCAACGAAAATAGCATAGTCGGCACCCACAAGAATTCTTCCAGTGTTCGTTTCCGGGTTATATTCCCATGAAATGCTTTCGGCGAGTTCTCCGCTTTCAATTGGAACAATAGACATCATGTATTCGTAACCCTTTTGCGTGAGTTCTTCTACGGCTCGCCGTGTGCCGTTGTCAATCTTGTCCGCTTTCTTCATTAGAAGCTCTTTAGCGTTATTGATAGACGAACGGCTGAAAACATTTATGGAAATCTTCTCGCTCATGCTTTGGTAGCTCCCGCAACTTTTTTGAAATACACGGTAATCTGGCCGCCCGTGTCGAGCACCTGTTCCACCGTGTAATTGTGGTTCATTGGATTGTTAGGGTCGCCGTCGGTCAAATTGCCGTTTGGCTCAATGCCAATCCATGCGACAGAGTTTTCAACGAACGAATATCCTTCTACGTCGAACGGCGTAAATTCGGCCTTTAGAATATTCTTAACATCTATTCCGAACGCTTGCCGCTCTAGCGTGTCGGTAATCGTTTTTACGTTGATGTATAGCTCCACCGGTTCATCCCACACATTTGCTTTGACGCCAGTGTCGTTGCCTTCTTCATCTTTAATCTCCATGGGTGGTAACGGCTGTGAAACGTATACTATACGTTTTTCTCGATTAAGATTTCTCATGTTACCACCCGTACTATAGGAGAAATATCAGAAAGCATACTTTCTGGAATAGACGCGCTTTCATATTCCCGCTTCACTCCGTTTTCCTCATGTGAGGTTTCGCCTTCTGCACCTTGCTTGTTATACAGATAGACAGCAATTTCAAGTTGCTTTATCTTCCATCTATCCTCCATGGGTTCGTCTGGAAGATTATTGCGACGTTCCTTGATTTTTGCTTCTGCTGTATCAAGAAATAACTGGAGTTTTGCGTCTTGCGAAGAATCATCATTGCTAATGCCAAGCCAAAGTTTTAGTTTTTCGAGTTGGGTGAATTCAGCCATAATTTACCTCAAAATCATTCCTTACTCACAGGTGGAATTTTGTAGGGTTTTCTTTTGACTGGTTTCTGTTCCTGCGAAACAGGAGTCTTTCTAGCACTTGGAACGGTCTGCGACACTAATTGAGCGCCTATGGCTACCAACTGCTTTACGTCTTTTTCATCAACTTCAAATACGGTATTGGGGGCGTAAAATACGCCCCCGTATTTTACCATGTAAGGAAACTTACACAATGCCATGATTATGCCACCTTGATTACGCCAACGTAGTCCATGCCTTCATAAGACGGCAGAACGATTTCGGAAACAATCGTTTCGAGGTTGACAGGATGCGGAATAACAATCTGAGATACCGCAATGCCTGTACCAACGATTGCAACATTAGCCTGATTGCTATTCATAAGGTCTGCTTCCTCAGGAGTTGTGCCATAATATGTGTTACCAAGGGGAACGCCGTACGGCAGCAGGGTGACATAGTTATCGGGGTAGAATGTGCTAGCGGTTCCTGACTCGTTCTTATATTTCTTGTTATAAACGATAATATCTAAGCCAAGAATCGCAGAAATGGCAGTCCGAACAACATCAGGAGTCAATACGATATTTGCGGTAGGATTCTGGGCAAGAATTGCACTTCTTACCTTTGCGGATTGAGAAAGATAGCCGAATGTCGTCTTGCTCATAACAGCAACATCGGGGCGCACTCCAGTAGCGTCTTCAACCTTATCTTGCATTTCCATAAGGTCGCCAATCGGGTCGCAAGATTCCGCGGTGCTCCATTGATCTTCCGCTTTTGTGATTGCAACATAGTTACTGGATTTCCACTCGCCATCTGGGTCGTAAGAATAAGTATAATCCACACCATTCGCTGAGATTGAAATGCCGACATTGCCATCTTCGGGAGCCAACAATTGCCAAATCATGCGCTCCGGAACAACATCTGCACCCGCGACAAGGTTGTTTACATCATCAAAGATGCTGTCAAGAACTGCCTGCACATAGGGGTCATTGGAATCCTTTGCGCGGAGAATTTCCTGACGGTCTTTCTCTTTAAGGAGATAACCTTCACGGAAGAACGGCATTTCGGTTTCAATCTTTTTAACGCCGATTCTGTCGCGGAAAGTTGCCTTTGTGTCAAAGGTAGACGGCTTCAAGGATACCGGCAGGCCTTTTTTTCCTTTAATCCACGAAAGATCAAGGCCAGCCTTTTTCTTGGCAGGGAAAAGCCCTCGGCCGAGATACTGAATATTATTGCTATATTCATTTGTAAAATTAACGGCGATAGCCTGCGGAGTAAACAATTCAGAAAGTTTCATAATTTAATTCCTCCCTAAGTTAGCAAAATGCAATCATAGGTAACGCGTCTTTGGTGGCATCGTCAATCGTTACTCCTGAATGTGCTTTTGCTTTTGCTGTGTCAATAAAGCCATGAACGACAACTGCGCCATTTGGGTTGTCGGCATATGTATCATGCAGAAGAATTCCAATAGCATTAGAGACGGAATTTTCTGTGACAGCAACCGTACCATCTGCAGCAATCGGAGTGCCGGCTTTTATGACATTGCCAGATACATCCGTGAAGTTCAGAACAACGCGCTTTGCGACAAAATGGTCGTTAAAGAGAATCTCTACGGTATCGCCGTAGTTACCTGTTTGAGAAAATTTCATTTATGCTTACCTCCTATGTAATAATCCAAAGTCTTTATTGCTTGTTGTGTTGCTTGCTTACGCTTGTCGGCTACCTGCTTTGCAAGGGCAATGTCAGGGGTTTCCTCTTTTGTGCTCGGTGCAGTGCTATTGGGGGCTTTAACCTCTTTCATGGCCGCCTTAATCTGCTCTTTTACAGCCTTGTCAATTGCGTCAAGGAGAGCCTGCGCGTTTTTTGCAGATTCTTCTTCATCTTCCGTTACGCAACGATCAAGCATAACCTGACGTTCCGCTTCGCCGATTCCTTTAGCAACGAATAACGCTTCGGTCTTGATTCTGGCCTTTTCTCTTGCAAGGGCCTTTTTCTCTTCTTCAAGCTGTTCGAGCTGAGCTTGTACTTTCTGTTCTGCGGTCATATTTGCTTCTGCTTCAAGCCGTTTGCGAATTTCAGGTTCCAGTTTGCTCTTTAGCTTTTCTTCGTGAGTTTTAATCGCCTGCTGAACCCTAAAATCGAATTCCCTCTGATAGTCAGCTTCAGAAGCAAATACTTTGAACGGTTTAGCCTCTGTTTGCTGTGTGTTTGTTTGAGTGCCATTTTCAGCGTTTTCTGAGACATTGGAGACATTTTCTGCACTCGCAGAAGTAATTTCACCCGTGGTAGCAAAACTGTCTGGATGGTCTGCAAAAAGCTGAATATTAGGTGTGAGCGAAGTAACATCATTGATTTTCATAAAAACTTTCCTCCATATTCCGCGCCGTTCCAATACTTTCTTCCCCCGTAGGTTCTTACTCGCATTGGCCCGTCTCGTAATGTTTCTATTTCAAAGTGTCGCCGTCATGTACTTGCTTGTCCCGCTTAGGTGAATGACTGGCGAATCTTTGCTGTTTGGTTTGTATTCGCCTGATTCTGCATATCCGGCATAATCAAGCGCCGCTGCTGTGTTGACAAATAATTTCGTAACCATTCTCACAGAACTGTTTTGAATATCTGTTCTGAAAAATGACTCCTTCATTATTAGCGGTAAGTGGCTATGGCCATGTATGTAAATGTCAGCATCGACAATGCTTGCCACGTCAGCTAGTCGAACGACTTTTGAGCCTTCTTTTCGGCCACCGCCGGATCCATGTGTGGCATATATGGTATAGCAAGGCTGTCTAAGTCTGCCGCTGCCATTGGATTCTTTGTGCCCATTAGGAAACTCTCCAAAACGAAGAAAAATCAGATTGCCTTCCTGCGAATAGCGATCTTCAACCCCTAGTTCACGGGCAACAATTCTTGAAAGATCAATCCCGTCTTGCCGATACGTTCTCCGTTCGTGATTGCCGTCCTCAATGGAAAGAATTTTATCTTTGATTGGAGTTAGAAGTGTAAGAATCAAATTAAGTTGTTCCATTGGAGAAATTTTCTCAGCGTAACTGTCAGAAACGCTTGTTTTTGTTGCATTATTCAGAAGGTCTCCATTGAGAATGCAATAGGCATTTTCATTGTCACGAATCGTGTCAATGATTTTGTGGATGAACTGTAAATCACACGCTCTATCTCCTATGTGCCAGTCTCCACAAGGGTAAATGTCAAGCGATTTCAAAGAACGAGGTAACGTAATTTTGATTACATTCAAAGAATCACCCCATATTTGTCATCAATAAGGGAAGGGTTTTACCGGACACTATGCCGGTCGTTTGTGCAGGCAGAAGCCCTTGAACTTGCCTGTGGAGCTGGAAGAAGGATTCGAACCCTCGACAATCTGATTACAAAACAGATGTTCTGCCAACTGAACTATTCCAGCATGAAGCGCCGCTGCCTCTGAACTTTCCCCACGGCGCAAAATTAAGGCATACACAAAGGAGAAAATGTTGGGGTTCTTTGGCTTATGTGGCGATAGTCATAACTCCGACTATCAAGGGGTACTATTCTGCTGAATAGCAAAGAAAAAGCGCCAGTAATCCGATTTTTTGGATAACTGGCGCTCTCAAATGGCGCTCTCATATTTAATTTAAGCTATTCGGAAAAATGTGAAGCAATTAAGCAAAGCGCTGAAAAGACTAAAAGAGGAATCCAAATAGGCGATAGAACCCATAGCCACGACCATGTAATTACATGACACAATCGAAGTACAATGAAAGCAATTGTCAATGCTCCGAAGAAATCTAAACCACTACCTACGGTAACAGGCGCATTATTTTGGTTATTCATCTTTTTCCTCCCTTGTATTCAAATATCCACATTTAGGACATTTAATTTGATATGGGACGTTGCGTGGAAGGAGTGCCAAGAGGCGATTACATGAATAATATCGACCATTTTTAGGGTCATAACGAATGTTGCAACAACGGACTTCTACTAATTTCGTATCATTTTTCGCCGTCTGTTGCGTCATCCGGGTTGTCCCCCTTCCCAAGCGTTTTCACAGAAGTGGATTCATCTTCAGCATTAGGATTTTGTTCTCTGTATTGGCGTCCACGCTCTGCCATTTGCTTCGGGTCATCCGTAATACCAATAAGGCCAATTTCGTCCTCTGGTGCAAACAATCCAGTACTGTGAAGGTTAGCCAAGGCCTGCGATTTTGCGACAAGATTGTTAGTACGATTTCGAATGAATTTAATGTCTATCTGCATTGGGCGAAGGTTAATATCTTTGAAAGTGTTCAAAATGCGACAAATCATCCGAAGCGTTTGACGTTCAGATTTTCTGAAACTGCGCTCTTTCACACGGGCAACAATCTCCAAAGACTCATATCCGTCACGAAGATAAACCGCATCGCCCGTGTCCCCTGTTCCACCGCCTTTTTTCTTTCGGTCTGGAATACCGCAAATGGCGAATACATAATCAGTCAGGGTTTGTGCGAATATCTCTGCATCGTTTTGCTGTATAGAAGAACTGACATATTTAACGTCGGCTTTTGTGCCATCTGTGCTTGGTAGTTCCAAGGCACCATATTCTTTGAGCTTTTCAAGGTCGCTTGTATTGCCGTTTCCCTCTGCTTGATTTTCTTCCTTTGTTTTGAGGTGGCATCCAATGAACACAAGAACAGCATCAACAACTTGCTTAATACTGTTCATTCGGTCGGAATTAAGGCTGTTAATCGCATTGAGAACCGTCATAACGATTTCAAAATCTCCTAGGCGCCACCTATTGTTAGGATATTCAACAATCGGAACGTCTCCGAGAAAATGAGCCTTTGGTTCTCCAACCAAATCCTCTGCTTTTATTTTGGTGGTTGGGCCGCCTTTTACTGAGTATTGATATTGGAATTTGGAATCATAGACAGTGTATAAAGTACCAACGATGTTTCCATCATCATCAAGCATTTCGCTGTATGTAACGCCTAAAAGAGGCTTATGTCCTGCCTGCGTGGAATATACCACAAAAGTATTCCATGGCTCCAAAGTGGGAATCTCAAACGGAGCTTCATCTTCTTCATTCGCTTCATCAACAGCTACAAGCCGATAAGCTGTGCCACAAATTGCAGCATTTTCAGCAAGGCTAATATCTTCATCGGATTTATTTTCGCTATCCATGAAAGTGTTGAGTTGCAGAATGTTTTCTTGATCTTCCTGCTTCTTAGCAGTGTATTGAATTGGTTCTCCAAGAAAATATCCACTTGTGTCTCGAACAATCAAAGAAGCTAAGTTAACAGCTAGTTTATTGTTGATTTCTGGCCTAACATCTTTTTCACGATAAAGAATAGGCTGGTCTCCACGGAAGTACTTGAATAAATATTCAATTTCATGGCGATTGTCACGATGGCGTGACATAGCGCCGTTTACAATATCAGGAATGGTATATCTATTAATTTCGTCGGCGGTGCGCGATGTATAGATAACTCTACGTCCAGTAAACACATGATTTTGTGAATCTATCTTTTCAAGCTCCGATTCCATGCACTCGCCTCCTAAATAAATATTCATTCATTTTATGCGTATATTATACCACAAAACTGTAATTTTTGCAACTCTACCTGAAATTTTTGCAACTCAAAACGGCAATTTGCGCCGGTCAAGAATAACAACATCCCTTCCAGATAAATCTTTTAC